AGCCTTTGCGCCAGCCGTTGAACACGGCGACGGCCAGTGCGAGCCAGACGATGATGTCGAGAATGTTCATTGGTACGCGGAGCGGGTTGTTGTCTGGGACAAAGATAGTGCAAGCCGAGCGCAGAACCAAATTTATTTGGATTCTGCCGAAGCGCCGCCTGTCTAAGCGGAGACTTCGTCCTCCGCAAAGTGGTGCAAGGCGAGCGCAAAAGCAACCTGCGATTGGCAATTTAAATTTAAGAATTAAAATTAGGAATTCCATAATTTTCATAACAAACGGGTGTAACAGTATCAGAGCGTGATTTGATATTCAGCAAGTTAGAAAAGAGACGAAAAAACGAACGGGTGAATTTCCTCGAATTTCGTCGATTTTTTCAGAAGGAAAACCGAATTTCGGATACTCAAAGATACGAATAAAACCGAAGATTTCAAAGTCGAGGTAAAAAGTTCGGGATAATTCGGCGAGAAGCGCCCAGAAAAGCGACAGAAGCGGCTCAAAAACGGCCGCTTTTTTCGTGCGCAATATCTATGCAACTCATTGAAAAGATGCAGGAAAAGCGCAGGAATAGGAGCAATTCAACGGGATCGAAACGAGTTCGACCGAGGCCGGGACAAAAGCGTGACAAAACGGGCGCAGATCACATCGAAACACTGGAAAAACGGCTTGAAAACGACATAAAAACGGAGGTCGTACAGCCTCCGTTTTTAAATGCTCGAAAAGGTGCATTTTTGCAATGGTGTCACCAATGGTGTCACAAAATATTTTTAATGGTGTCACAAAATCGTGTAAAAAAGGTGCATGAAAACAGGGGGTAAATGTATAAAATACCCTTGTTTTTGCGGATTTTGGTACGCTTTGGGGGGGGGTAAATGCAGGAAAAATGTGATATTATTGGCATTTTGTACGCATTACTATCTAAATATCAACTATTTACGCGCAACGAATCGAATAATAACCTGCTGTAACTCAAAAAAATAACCCGTTCGTCTTACTCGAACGGGTTATTTATACTCTTAATATAATATAGCTTATCTTATTTCTTATTTTGTTCGTAGCACGATAGGCGTTCTTTGAGTCGTCCGATTTCCTCCGCTTGTATTAATGATTCTGCATGTAGAGATTGTATAATACTGGTTAGGTCATTAGTTGTACATGGTAATTCATTGATAGAATCATCAATAGGATCTTTACACATATTTCCGATCCCCCTGAGTAGCCACTCAGCAGATAAGTCAGGGCATTCGGCCAATATTTTGGCTATTTTATCACCTCCCAATTCACTTTGTAGAGCCTCACCCTTAAAATTTGATGATGCAATACCTACTTTATCAAAAAAAGGTGCTTTTTTAACCTTCTTCTGAGTTAAGTACGCCAATATTTTCTCTTTTATGGTCATATTTTTGGCCTTAAAATTTTGAAAGGTCATAATTTTGACCTATATTTGCATCATGTTAACAGATGTTAACCGGACAAATATACGAAAAAGTTGCAAAAATGTCGAAGGTGTTAGTAGAGTCAGGGGAGAAGACGAAATTAGCGAAGTTGTTCGGCGTCTCACGCTTGACGGTTCTCCGTGCACTGAACGGTAAAACACAATCCGACCTTGCCAAGCAGATCCGCGCAACAGCGGTTCTTCGCGGCGGCGTAGAAAAAACCAATAAATAAGGATGCAATATGGAAATCAAAAAGCTTCGCAAAGATTACGGTCTTCGTCACGAGCCTATCCGCACGGGTAGCCGGGCCGCAGCCATCAACCTCGTCGCCCATGGAGTGAAACCGCATCGTGTGATGCTGGGTTTCGACGGGATGTTCTGGGTCGTGTGTCCGGCCGATGCCACCAAGCTGGCAGAGATGGGATGTGAATATGCCGATTAAAAAAGGATAACAATGAAAGATCAAAGTAAAATCGAGGCGATAATCGCCGACCAGAAACGCATTCTCGTGCGGAACCGGCAAAGTCTGTTCCAGTACGCACGTCAGGCCGTCGAAAAAGATAATCCCGCCGCCGAGTCGATGATGGCCGATCTTCTGGCGGACAATGTACGAGCCCGTAACCGCATTGAGATGCTTCGGGATCTTCAAGGTAAATAATCAATAACAGGTGAGCTATGGAAAACGATTTTCTGATTTGCGCGAGCGATGTGCGTCTCGGCGCGTGGACTCGAATCAAGTATGCCGTCTGGCGATTTCAATACCGCACGCGGCGCGCCGTCTCTCGCCGGCTGCATCTTGCGGGCCGACGGATTCGCAAGCGGATGACCCCCGGCGTAGTCTGTCGGACGTACATTCTGAGATAACACAGTCGGGAGACTGCGGACGGCGGGCAGCAGCGTGGGCGCACGCATCATTTCTCATCGGTTTAGTTCTTTTCGGAGTTTAGGTTTGTTGTTACGGGGGTTCGAATCCCCCCCCCGCCGCAAACTCATCGGCATAGCCAAGAGAAGCAGACAGCAGGAAGAGACTGCGGTTCGCGAGGGGTGCTCCCTGCGAGCGACGGAGCCGGCAGGGCGACGGTTTTTTAAAGAGTTTTCCGTCGGGGGTTCGAGTCCTCCACCGGCACGAAGTTTCAACGCAATTTAACGAACGATAAAACGACCCGAACATGAAAATCGAGAAACTGACGCTTCCGGCCGCATCCGACCGCAGGGCGTATGACATTGCCGACATGATCGACATCCGCTACCATCCGAGCGTGGCGCACGTCCGAATTCTGGATGATCTTCACGCGGAGGTCTCTACGGCCGACGACTGGATGGAGATCGTGAGAATGGACATCGAAACGTTTTGTCCGGACGCAACCTTCGAAAAAGTCGACAGATGGCAGGAAAATTGAGAACAATCGAACAGCAAACCGAAACATTATGAACTCCCAAAAAATGAACCCGATCGATCGCGCGATCCTTGCAATCGATCACACCATCCGCAAACACATCGACGTCGAAATCTGCGACGCCTATGCTTCGACTATCCGAGACATATATGACGATTGCGTCCGCATGAAGGGCCGTGCGGTATTACCAGACGGCACGACTTTCGATTCGAGCAGGCTGCCGCATCAGGTGTCGCTACCATACATCTGCAAGGTGTTGCGAGACAGTTCCCGCACACGGGGAATCAGTGAAACAGCTGCCGAACCTCTGGGTCGTCGGGATGTGCGGCGGCGTAAGCGCGCACAGCTTCGAGGAGCGATTCTTGATACGGTTCGTTGTACGGGATCATCTTCGCAATCCGATGCGCGATACCGTATGTCGACTGCGTTTCACCAACTTCTTGCAGGCGTCCCCTTACGAATGATACAGAACACGCCAAATCAATTTCTGCTCGTAATCGATCGGCGCGATCTCTGTCGGGAGAAAGCGATAGATTTCGACATAGCGTGGCCAACTCTGAGTGATAGATTTTCAGATAGTGATGAAGATTGGCCCACTTTTGCTGAATAGACTTCGCCTGGCCATTGAACATACCACGTGTGAAGAGTTCGAGCGTTTCGACGCGCGTCTTCAAAAGCAGGAAATCGAATTCAGAAACCATATCTAATGAATTTTTATAAAAAGAATCGCGATGCGACGATCAATCCTAACCCGACAAAAAGGAACCCGAATCCAGCGATTTCGGCGCCTGCTTCGAAAGGTGTCATCAGCTCTTTTGGTTCTGTATCTTGGGTTCGTTTACATACTTCTCGACGTGAACGCATCAGAAGACGATTTAATCGCAGCACTTGACAGAATAAAGCGGTTGCGATGGCGACGATACCGAGTGCAATTGATATGGATGCCGATAACGCCAGAATCCGAGCTATGTTCATCGTTCTGTCAGGTATGCCAAGCGACCCAACAATGCCGAGAAGCGCACATCCGCCGACTATCAATTGTTGGAGAAATCCTTGATGCAGCGTATCTCGACTACTCTGAATTTCTCGCAAAATACGGGCCTGCTCCGGATTGGGTATTCGATTAGATGCAGACGCTTGTAACGGCGATAGAAACGGAACCTTCATAATCGCTAAAATTTGGTTATTACACGGACAAAGATAGCGATTTTTTGCGGGCACGGCCCGTACCTGTGCAGCTCAACGGCAGAGCCGCCGCCGAGGCGAGATCGGGGTTCGACTCCCCGCACAGGACACGACATATCATGGAAATCTATAAAGGCATACTGTGCATCAGCGGTACGGAGCTGACAGCACCCTCTGAAAATTCGGAGGGGGGGGAAACTGCTTAGTATCAGCCACCTACAAAATTTAGTTTCTGAAAAGAAAGTCAATCGGTTGCGCCGAGCATCGAAGGGCTGCTCCGCACTGTATGAATACGCGAGTCTTCCGCTGCGCATCCGCCGCGCCTGGGAGGAGCTGCACGGCGATCCGACGAAGCAGCCGATCAAGACGAAAGTCATCGATTTCATTCACTACGACGATAAGGCGCGTTCGTTCTACTCCGAGATGGTTCTGCCTTCCGGCGACACGCTGACGGCCTCCGACGTACAGAAGTACACGCTCAACGCTTCGGTGTTGGGCGGCGTGCGGGAGTACATCTCGTCGAAGCTGGCCGCACGGAGTTTCTCAGGCCGGAAGACCACGAAGAAGGAGTTGTGGTCGGCCATCAGCGCATCGATCGACGACGGCGAGTTCCGCAAGGCGTGGGAGCATACGCTTCCGACGTTCCCGGCGAAGCTGCGTGCCAAGTACGAGAAGTTCATCGCCGACGGATACGCCTCGCTCGTGCATCTCGGCTTCGGCAACAACAACTCGCGCAAGGTGACGCAGCAGATCGAGCGGCTGCTGTGGGCGCTCTACACGATGCCGAACAAACCCTTCGGGCTGGAAACGCACGACTACTACAAGATGTTCATGTGCGGTGCCATCGCCGTCTACGACAAGCAGAGCGGGGAGCTGTTCGACCGCGACGCCTTCATCCGTCAGGGTGCGCCGATGGAACTGTCGGCAGCCACCGTCCACAACTATCTCAACCAGGCCCGCGCCCGCGCTGCCGTCGACAAGCGCCGCAACGACTCGCTCTGGTACTCCGACCATCACATGCCCTACGTTCACCGCAAGCGGCCGCAGTTCTCGCTGTCGCGCCTGTCGGCCGACGACCGCGACCTGCCGCGCAAGGATCGCAGCGGCGTCGCCCCCTTGGCCTATTACATCTACGACATCGCCTCGACGGCCGTCGTGGGTGTGGCCTATTCCAGAAAGAAAGACAAGGCGCTGTTTCTCGAATGTTTCCGCGACATGTTCCGCACCCTTGTCAGGAAAGGTCTCCCCATGCCTGCGGAGATCGAGTTGGAACATCACCTCGCGTCGGATTTCCGCGACGAGATGTCGACGATGTTCCCCTTCGTCCGTTGGTGCCGGCCGGGCAACGCCCGCGAGAAGTACGCCGAGCCGATGAACCGCTCGAAGAAGATGACCGTCGAACACCGCAACCACCCCAACGTGGGGCGCTGGTGGGCACGCGGCGAATGGTACACGCAGCGTTCGGCGAAGGTCGACAATCAATACGTGGAGAAGCTCTACGATTATTCGCAGCTCGTACAGGAGGATCGCATGGACATCCTCGAATACAACATGGCGCCGCACCCCAATCAGAAAAAGTATCGGGGCATGACGCGCTGGCAGGTGCTGCTCGAACAGTTCAACCCGAACCTCGAAAACGTGAACCGCGCCCTTGTGACCTACTGCATCGGCGACAAGATCCGCACGAGCGTGCGCGCCAACCAGTTCGTCATGGCCGCCTGCCGGGAGTTCGTGCTTCCGTCGCCCGAGATACTCGGACGGTTGGAACCCGGCAATTATAAAGTGGACGCCTACTGCCTGCCCGAAGAGGACGGCACGGTCAACGAAGTATTCCTGTACCAAGGCAGCCGCTTCCTGTGCCGTTGCGAGCCGTTGGAGGCATATCAGACGGCGACGGTCGAACAGACGGATCGCGATCTGGAAATCCGCGAGCAGCAGTTCCGCTACATCGAGGCGTTCAAGTCGCAGGTTAAGAACGATCTGGCGGATGTGCCGCATGTGGGCATCCTCAAACACGACGACCTGCGGGCCGTCGACGAGGTGCAGGATGTCGAGGAGGTGTCCATCCCGACCGCAGCGGACGACCTGGCACCGTTCGACGTCGACACGGAGATCGATTTCGACGCTGTACGCCGTCAGGCCAAGAAGAATCTATCCAAAACCCAACAGAAATATGGAACAGCATCTTAAAGACCGTGTGCTTGCGGCCTTACGCGAGCAGCGGCAGAACTTCGGCGGCAGCGCTGCGCAGTTCGCCGTATCGTTGGACATCAATCCCGCACAGTTGTCGCGTCTGATGAAGGGCGACACGGAGGGCGTCGTGAGCGCCCAGAAATGGGAACATCTGGCGCATGTGCTGGGCGTGGAGCGCGACAACACATGGCGCGCGGCCCGCACGCAGGTCTACGAGTACGTCACGCAGCAGCTCGAAGAGTGCCAGCGCAGCAGCATGTGCGCGATTCTGGTCGACCGCGCGGGCGTGGGCAAGACTTTCGCCGCGACGATCTACAAACGTTCGCACCGCAACGTCGTCTATGTCGACTGTTCGCAGGCCAAGACACGGCGCAAG